TTTACTTTCCATTTTCTTTATAGTCTATAAAAAATCCAATTGCTACTATTAAATTCATTCCTATTGATGCCCCAATTTCTACCAAATCATGGAAATTATGAATTGACAAGTGAATATGACCTACAACCCAAAAAGGAATTGCTAAGTTTTGGCTAACCCAAATAATAAGGAATTTTAAAAAACTTTTCATTAGTATCTTTTAGTTAAATCATCTTTTGCTTCTGCAATAAACTTTTTTAAATTTTTTATTCTTTTTAATGTTTTATCTACCCTATTAGAGCTTTTAGTTACCCCAATAATTGATTTTTCCAAATAATTTATTTCTTGTTTTGCTTTAAGTATTTCTGTTGCACTTACTTTACCATCTTTATTTAAATCTAATTCTGAATAGTGCTCTCCATCATTGCCATTTTGTCCTATGATTTCCATTCTTCGTTCTGCTGCTTCCCAATCTTTAATTTTTTCAAGTTTATCTAAATTATCCATAAATTCATCTTGGGTTTTAATTTCTTCAGCATCTTTAACTTCAAATTCCATAGCGGCTTTAGTTAAATCTTCATTTGGGAGGGGATACCCCTCATCATCCAAATTATTCCATTCAGAAAAATCATCTACAAGCTCCCCATATAAATTTTCTTTATATTTATTTTTTGGGTAAGCTTTTTCAAAAGCAAAGTTAGCTGCTATTACAAGAGATATTGCTAGAGGATCGAATACAAATATTATAATAAGTAATAACCAGTTTATAATTTTATCCATAGATATACCCGTAAGTCCAGATAAATACTGCAATGGTCCTAATTCCCCAGCTACCTCATTATTATTGTCTAATTCCAGTACTTGTAATTGAAATTTTTGGAGACTATCTGAGGCTATTGTTCGTTTTTCTTGCGCCAACTTACGATTCTCCTCCTCAATGTTAATACGATTCTGCGCCATTCTAAGTTCAGTTGTGGAGATCGTTGTTCGAACACCCCCAACCACCGAGGTGTCTCGTACCTGGATTGATGAGGCTTTGGCATTAGATAAAGTACTAATATTACTAGATATTCTTTTAATTTCTTCATCATATCTGTTTACATCATTTTGGTAAAAGTCAATTTTCTTTTGAATAAAACCTTTTTGATTTTCTATCGTTGAAAGTTTAGAATATGTTTCTTGATAGGCAGCACTTAGAAATCCATAAATACCCATACTAGTAATTAATACTAATATAATAGTAGCAATAGATAAATAGGTACGTAAAGATTTATTAATTGTATCCCAATATTGATACAAAAGTGAAGCTGTAATTAATTTAGCAAATTCTAATGAACCTGCCATTATTATAACCTCCAAACTAGCCCCAGCAAAAAGTTTGCTTAAGCCACTAACTGAATAGAAAGCGGCCGAAGCTGAAACTGACAGGGCAGAAAATCCGATTAGGAATGGAAACATTCCTTGTTTAATTTTTTTAAGCATGGTTATAAATATAATAAAAAAGTAGGGAGGGGGCAACCTATTTTCTAATGCCCTTGTGCTTATCAATACGATCTAATAATTGATTAACAATATCTGCTTTAATGAACCCAGCCATTGATGCATTTTTAATAGTGCTTATTAATTGAAATATCACTAAAGGCATAAGCATAGTTTCGCTTAACCACCCAGCTCCAGGTATACTTTTTTCTATTACTAATATTAGGGTTAACATAATAACCCAAAAGATTAAGGTTCTTAAAATTTTAATTGCCTTATAAGTTTTAAACCCTTCTCGTTTAATACCTGCTAATATACCAAAAAAACCATCAGCAAATACTAAAGTAGATACTGCTAGATATTGTTCTGCGTTTTGCATTGTGAGTTCCATAAAGTAGGAACATATAAATCCTAGTGACATACTTGTTATTGCTATAAATAGGGTTGTTGTTGATTTCATTTTAAACTACGTCTTTTGATTCAATTAAGGTGTATGTAAATGAGTTACCCCAAATTTCTCTAGCAGTTTGACAGATATCTAAGAATTCATGCCAATCATCATTATCAGCTATTACTTGACAGCCGGCAGACCATTTGTCTACTCTTATTGATTTTCCTCCTGATCTGCTAGTTGCTCTATGAATATTAATTCCAAAGATACCTTCATCAATATTTTCTTCTAGTAAATCATATTTACTATCTCTATTATTATCTCTATATACTTTAACTGGTTCTTTTTGACCTAAAGCTAGATATTTACCTTGGTGTAATCTTAATTTATGGGAGCCTCTATATTGTCCCTGTTTTAATATTGCTACTCCTTTTTTATTTAATAAATTTTGTTCCCAATGTGAACCTGGATCTGTGGTACATTTAAAACAATGGAATTGCCATTCTCCTTCTATTTTGTAAGATATAGTAATACAGTCATCAAATGCGTTTGTTACTCTTCCTTTAGTACCTGAATTTCTAACTCCTATAATGTTAATATTATAGTCTCCTCCTGTAAAGTATTTGTAGCCTTTGGCTTCCATTACTTCTTCTATCTGCTCCCTAGTGTAACAATTCATAATTTATTTATTTTAACGACTTCCCGTTACAATTATATTAATAGCAAGTATAATTAATGTGGATGCTAATAATTTCATTAATGGGTCTTTACTTACAATTTTTTCTACTTTATTTTCTTTTACGTTTAGGGTTGTTGATTTAGAAGTAGCACAACTAGGTATTAGAAGTACTATACAAAACATTATAGAAATTATATTTTTTTTTATCATTTTTTATCCCCAAATATTTTCCCAATTTCAGCAATACCAAAGCTACCTAAGGTAATAAATAAAAAGGAATCATATATAAACTCATTAATTACTAAATCTTTACCAAAATACCCAGTTGTTAAGTCTACAAGTGCAAAAATTGTCATAATTGCAAATGAAGCAAAACCAACTACGGTTTTTTCATTTATATCATTTTTATCATTAAAAATGTCTTTAAAGGCCATCCATTTGTTCTTTAATTTATTAAACATAAAATAACTTTTTGTGAAACATTTTATTATAAATATAAAAAAAGAGAGTGCTAACGCACCCACTTTAATCTCTCTTTCATAACATTTTTTAACCATCACATGAAATACAATCTGCCATTCTAGACCCTAAATCTCCTTTAATTACAGAATCTGTTCTTAAATAATAAAATGTTTTAATACCCAATTTCCATCCTTCTAAATGTACCTGGTTGATCCATTTTGGGGAATCATTTACATCAAATGATAAATTTAAGGATTGAGTTTGGTCAATATAACGTTGTCTAATCGCTGCTTGTCTAACTAATTCTAATTGGTTTATTTCAGGAAAGGTTAAAAATAATTCCTTTTCATCTGGAGATAAAATATTATCAGGTAAACCTTGAGCTGAACCATCTTCGGCTAACATTTGATCCCACCATTTATCTTTATCTTCACCTTTTTCAGCTAGAATAGATTGTAATACTTTATTTTTTCTAATAAAGGTACCTTTAGCACCATTAAAAGTGTAAATATTAGCAGGTAAAGGTTCAATACCAGCACTAATACCACCACAAATAACTGAATTAGATACTGTAGGGGCAATTGCTAGTAAATGGGTATTTCTCATACCTGTTCCTCTACACCACAAAGGTTCTCCATATTCTTGAGCTAAAGCCATAGATGCTTTTTCTGCTTTACCCCTAATATCATTAAAAATGTTATGAGTATGTGCTGTAGAAGCAATAGAATTAAATGGTAAACCTTTTTGTTGTAAAAACGAATGCCAACCCATTACACCTAAACCTAAAGCACGCCCTTTACGAGCATGAGCATGGGTTCTTTTTAAGGAATCTTTACCATTAGATTTATCAATAAATTCTTGCATTACACCATCTAAAAACCAAGTGGCTAATTCAACAGCATCTGTATCTTTCCACTCATCATATTTAGATAAATTCATAGATGATAAACAACAAATAAAACTATGTTCTTCATCTGTAAATAATGTAATTTCAGAACAAATATTTGTCATGCTTACATCTAAATTATTTAATCTGTATGCTATTGGGTTATCTTTATTAACATTATCTTTATACATTATATAAGGCTCTCCTGTTTCCATTCTGGATTTTAAGACAGTAGCCCATCTATTCATTGCTTCCGGATCTCTTGCTTCTAATTTTCTCATAAATGAATCTCCTACAACAACACATTGGTGTAAATTTAAACATTGTCTGTTAGGATCTCCTTTAGGTCTACGGATTTGTAAAAATTCTTCTATATCTCCATGTTCAATATCTAAATTAACAGATGCTGCTCCTCTTCTAACATTTCCTTGATTAGTAGCAATAATTGATGAATCAAATATTTTAGCCCATGGTACTACTCCTTCACTTTTACCATTTCCTGAAATTCCTGTTCCACGTTCTCTAATACGGTTTAATGAAATACCTACACCACCACCAGAGGCTGTTAACTTCATTAGTTCTGCGTTAGTTAAACCAATTCCACGTATTGAATCAGGTGTATCAACACCAAAACATGAAATAGGTAAACCACGATCAGTTCCCATATTTGACAACACAGGTGATGCTAACCCTAACCAACCATTCCACATAATTTTAAAGAATTTGTTAGCTAATTCTGGTTTTTTGAGTCTATTAGCAGCGGCATTAGAGACTCTTCTATATGCTTTTTTTACATCTTCCCCGGGTAGTAAATAACCTTTAGATATAGTTGCTAAAGAAATCTCATCCATCCATTCTGGGTAGTTTTTACCTGCTTCCCAATTTGTATAATCTACTTGTAATGCGTTGTTTTCCATATTTTAAAATAAACTGTTTGCGTCCCAATTTTGAACTCCTTTACTATAATTTGTTACTCGGTTTGCGAAAAAATCTGTATGTTGTTTTCCAGCTGATAGGCTATCAAACCATTTCATTCTTTTTACTGCTTCTTGGTCTATACCATTTACTATAGGGCCATACCCTAAATCACTCATTTTAGTATTAACTCTATGTTTGATAAAAGATACTAAATCATATTTAGGACACCCTTTTAAATCCCCCATTTCATATACTTTATCTATAAAATCCAATTCTAGTTTTAAAGATAATTTAGCTGCTTCTTCAATGTCAGCTTGCAATTCGGGTGTATTAAATTCTGGGTGTTCTTGCATTAAAGTTCTAAATAACCAACATCCCGCTTCAGAATGTAATGATTCATCTCTAATACTCCATTCTACAATTTGACCCACACCTTTTAATTTATTATCTAATTTAAATGATAACAAAACTGCAAATGAAGAAAATAAATTTACACCTTCTGTAAAAGCAGAAAATATAGCTAATGATTTAGCTCTTTCGTGCCAGTTAGGGGTACCATTATGAGAATCCCTTACTTCAGTTAATGCTTCAATTTTAGCCATTGTTGCTTCATCCTCTAAAAATTCACTGAAATTATCTAATCCAAGTTCTTCATTTAATAAAGAATAGGCTTCAGCATGGATTGTTTCAAAAGCACCAAATGTGACAGCCATTTTAATTACTTCTGGTTTTCTAAACCATTTAGTAACTAAGGTTGACCAGTAATCATTTACTACAGTTTCTGTTTGTGCAAATCCCTTTAAAATAGAACCAATGATATTTTTTTCATGTGTTTGAAGATTTTGTTTCCAATCATTAACATCAGACATCATAGGTACTTCTGTATGCAGCCAATGTGCTTGTTGTTGTTTTAACCAATAATCGGATGCTTCTTGATACTCAAAGGGTTTGTAAACAATACGTTCCTTCAATAATGATGTTTTTGCCATTTATTTTAATTTAAGGGTTTAATTCAAAAAATTTCTTACGTAACAATTGCTTATCAAAAGTATCTACATCTGTATCAAATTTATTAGATTTAGAAGAAGGTGCAAAATTTTCAGATTCTTCACCTTCAACATACTCATCTTTAACAATAAAATGACCAGTAGAAGTATCAGCTTCTAATCCAAAAGTAATTCCATCCATACCATATCGGTTTTTCATTAAATGGAATCTACCAGTATTATTAACTTTATCTTCTTTTTTACGAGATAAAGACATACAAAAATCAGTTATCATAATTTTATCATATGATCCTGCTGCCTTATCTCCTTGGATAACTTTATCCTGGGCTCCTGCACGATTAACTTGGGAAACTGACCATATAGGTATATCAAGTTGCCTAGCTAATCCTTTAGTACTTGTATAAATATCATCAATTTCATCCTTACGTTCTCTATTTTTCTTTCTTGATGAAAGAAGATCAACATAATCAATAATTACTAAATCAGGTTTGGATCCCATACTTGTTGCTTTCGCAATATGAGATTCAATAGTTGAGATTGTTGCCTTACCCGTTGGGTATTCTTTAATAATTAGAGTACCTGGTAGTTGTGGTATGATTTCTTCAATTTTATCTCTATGTGCATCTACTTTATTAACTGGTATTTTAGTGAAAAAAGCGTCATATCTCTTTCCAACATAATCCTCTCCTAATTCTAAAGTATAATGTAAAACATTATATCCTAATCTTACAGCATGTCCTCCTAATGCTACTAATGACCAAGATTTACCACCTCCTGGATTACCAAATATAAGACCAAAATCTCCATTTCCAAGTCCACCTTGTAATAAGTTATTAATTTTATCCCAAGGAGTTGGTACAGTTTCTCTTGAATTTTCTCTATACCTCGATTCAATATCTTTAATATATTCATGCCCTAAATTTTTATCCTGTCCTGATTTTAATGCATTATCAATCAAAAAACGAATACCATCAAAATCACCTCCTTTAAGTAAATCAACGGAAGACATTAATGCCTTTTTTAATTGCTGATTTTTACAAAAATTAGTAAATTCTTCTTGAACATATTCTAAATCTTCATCTGAAGTGACATATGCTTCTTTAAGTTGTTCTTTAATAGATATTTGTAATACTTCATTATCTACTTTTTGTAATTCAACTTTTAAAATGTCTAATGATGGTGTAGTATGATATTTGTCATAATACTTAAGTATTTCTTTTATAGCCCATTTCTGTGCTGGATTTTCAAAGTACTCATCAGAAATTATATCATGTATATTAACTAAAAATTCTTTATGAGTCAATAAAGATGATAAAACCTTTATTTGAAAATCGTGTCCGTACTGGTTTATGCTGTTTAGTGTCAATCTTTATAACCTTTAAATTGTGAAAATATATCTTTTAACCATGTTTCTAAATTCCTAATCATCCCACCCATTTTGTCTTCATTGTAAAA